AAAACTGGTTTACCTATACATTTAGATGGTACTAATAATGCATATCAACATATTGCATGCCTTACAAAAGATGAGAAGCTAGCTACTGCTACTAACCTAACTAAAAATGATAGACAAGATCTATACACTATGGTCTTAGAACAATTAAGAATTAACTTACATCAAATGTCTATGTATAGGTATGAAGATACACGTAAATGCAAAGACTTATTAAAAGATAAAAACCTTAATAGAGATAGGATAAAAAAACCTATACTAATGATTCCTTATGGTGGTACAGATTTTGGAATAATAAACTATTTAGAAAAACAAAAATGGAATGACAATATAACTAATAATCATCTTAATTTTTTAGTAAAACAAATTAGAAGTGCATTAGATCAAATATTTCCTAGCTGTAAATATGTAATGGATTACTTAAAAGATAGTCAAGCTACTACTTGGACAACACCTTCTGGTTTTATAGTAGAGCAAAATTATTTCATAAAAGAATCTAAACAAGTAAGGACTAAATTTAATGAGTCAAGTTTATGGTTATGCTATACGTTCGATACAAAAACATTAGATAAAAAGAAAATAAGAAATAGTATTACTGCAAATTTTGTACATAGTTATGATGCAGCAAACGTACATCTTGCTTTATCACATGTATATAAACAACAGGGGTTTAAAAGTTTAGTAACTATACATGATAGCTTTGCAGCAAACGTGCAAGAAATAGAACCTTTTATAAAACAAGTTAAGAAAAATTTAGCTTCGATTTATACCTGGTCAAACAAATGTGAACTGTATAACAACTTACAACCAATAGGAAATTTTGATATAAACCATATCATTGATGCACCATATGTATTTAGTTAAAGATATTACTGGACACTAATTAAAAACAAGGTAATATATCAGAACGTCTATAAGACGTTTCACAAAATAAATTCAAAAAAATTCAATGGCAAGCAAATCACCAACATTTATGTTGACAACTCCTTATGCAAATTTAACTTACGCATGGCTACATAAACCAGAACCTAAGTATGGTTACTATCAACTAACACTTGTATTTAAACCTGATGATGTATTCGTACCTGCTGACTTAGGCTTGCAAGGAGTAGAACCTATAAATTCTATAGAGTTCATGTTAGATAAATTAGAAGGATTTAAAACACAATGGAAGGAACAACTGCAAAAAGAGAATCCTAGTAAAAAATTTACTTGGTCTAGAGATAAAGAAGGTAATCCAAAAGAGTACTGGAAAACTACAGAACAAGGCTTAGAAGTGTATTGTCGTATGCCTAGTGGCAAAAGAACAAACAAACAAGGTGCTGAGTTTGAGTTACCACCACCAAAATTTGCAGAACAAGTAGGTGATACTGTTGTATTTCTAACTAAAGAAGAGTCAGCTAAATACGATAAGCTATCACCAGAATCTAGAGGTCAGGCATATCTACGTGTACAAGGTTTTGATCTTGATGAAGTAGGTATGAGAATACAACCTGTATCAGTAATTGTAAGAAGTTACGTACCTTATGATGGTATGGCATCACCACAAGATATGGGTTTCATGCCAACAAAACAACCTGCACCACCTACTGCTATAGAAGAACCAGGTCAACCAGTAAACCAACCAGCAAGTGCAAGTGATTGGTAATAAATACAAAAGCAAGTTTGAAGCTGCTTTTGCTGATAACTTAAACAAAAAGAAAATTGTATTTACTTATGAATCATTATCCATTGACTACCAAATTAGTTGCTGCTACAAGCCTGACTTTATCCTCAACAATTTTATTGTTGAAACGAAAGGTTACTTCTCTAAGGAGGACAGAAGAAAGCATCTTGTTATCAAGGAGACAAGACCCGAACTAGATATAAGGTTTTGTTTTCAAAATAGCAAGACTAAATTATCTAAAGCTAAAAACTCTATCTCGTATGCCAAATGGTGTACGAGACATGGGTTTCTTTATTGCGATAAATTTATTCCTAATGATTGGTATGAAAACTGAAGATAAAATATTTTACGCAATGAAACGCATTGCAGAGTTAGAACGATTAATTAAAGATTGGCAAAATGCAAAGCAAGTATGTAAAAAAAACTGAATGTCCACAATGTAAATCTAAGGATAATCTTGCTTGGTTTGATGATGGTCACGCTTATTGTTTCTCTGTCGAATGTGACTATACATATTACCCAGATAAAAAATCAGAAAAAAAATTTTCTCCTAAACAACTACAACCACAACCTGCATTTAAAAAAGAAGTGAAACTTTTACCTGTTACATATACTGATTTACCTAAACGTGGAATCACTAAAGAGACATGCGAACTATATAAGTATGGAGTCAGTATGTATAAAGGTCAGCAATGCCAAGTTGCTACCTATCAAAATAGTCAAGGTGTAGATGTAGCTCAACATATAAGGTTTGCAAATAAAAAGTTTGTTTGGCTTGGTGAGATAAGTGAAGTGCAACTTTTTGGTCAAGGTAATTGCAGAATACAAAATACAGGTGATATGTTTCTATCTATTTTTGAAGGCGAAATAGATTGTATGGCAGCTAGTCAAGTTTTTAATCACCGTTTTCCCTGCGTATCAGTTCCTTCTGGTGTTCAATCAGCAGCTAAATACCTGGCAAAAGAATATGATTTTATAAATAAATTTTGTAGATCTGTTATTTGTTTTGATAATGATAAAGCTGGTGAAGTAGGTAGTGAGAAGGCTTTAAAAGTATTGCCAAAAGGTAAAGCTGCAATAGCTAGATTGCCAGAAGATATAAATGACGTTAATGATTTAACCGTTGCAAAACGTAGTGATGAACTAAAAGATATTTTATGGAAAGCACAACCTTGTAGAACCGATCACATAATAAATGCTGCTGATGCTTGGGAGTTATTTAGTAAAGAAACAAGTAAAGCTATTTGTGATTATCCATATCCAGAATTAAATAAATTTACAGGTGGTTTATTTCCTACGCAAATGGTATCTATAGCAGCAGGTAGTGGTGCTGGTAAATCTACATTATGCGGAGAGTTTGCTAGTCACTTCCTAAAAAGTGGTTTAAAAGTAGGTTATATAGCTTTAGAAGAATCAGTACAAAGATCTCTTATGAGACTTGTATCTATAGATCTCAATACACCTTTACATCTAAATCAACACGCTATAGATAAGACTGCTATTAAAGCTGCATTTGATAAACTTACAGGTACAAGAAACTTATATCTATATAATCATTTTGGCAGTATAGAACCAGACATATTGCTATCGCAGATAAGAAACTTAGCCACTACTGATGGTGTAGATGTAGTGATATTAGACCATATATCTATAGTGGTTTCTGGTATAGAAAACAATGACGAACGTAAAGCATTAGACGTACTATCAACAAAGCTAAGAAGTCTTATAGAAGAAACAAATATCTGTTTACTTGTAGTGACTCACTTACGCAGACCTGATGGTAAAGGACACGAAGAAGGTGCAGAGGTTAGCTTGCGTGACTTTAGAGGATCTCATGGCCTTGTCCAAATGTCAGATCTTTGCATATCGTTAGTTAGAAATCAGTTATCCAACTCTGTTGATGAAAGGTCACAACTACAAATGAAAGTATTAAAGTCTAGACATACAGGCATGACAGGAGAAGTAGATAAACTTTTATATGATACAGAAACTTCCAGACTTAGAGCATACCCTAACTATTTCTAACTATGACTTTACTTATTGATGCTGATTATTTAATTTATTCTTCTTGTTGTGCCGCCCAACATGATATTAGATACGACAAATATAATCATCAACTAATAATGGATGAACGTGAAGCAATGAGCATGATAGATTTTAAATTAAAACATTATCAAAACATATTAAATACAGAAGGTTATAAAGGTAGTGATGATATAGTCATGTGTTTCACAAGTTACCCTACATTTAGACATGAGATATTTACAGAATACAAACTCAACAGAATAGATAAAAGACATCCTTTAGGTTTGCATGATGTAATCCAAAATGTAAAAAATAATTATAAGTCTGTAAGTTATCCTCAGTTAGAAGGTGATGATGTCCTCGGATTATTAAGTACGAACAATACATATGATGAGCCTGTAATAGTTTCTGTAGATAAAGACATGAGAACTATACCTGGTTTGTTATTAGCAGGTGAAACATTAGAACTAATTACTAAAACACAAGCTGATAAAAACTTTATGGCTATGGCGATAGCAGGTGACGCTACAGATGGTATTCCTGGTATAAAAGGTTTAGGTATGGTATCTGCAAATAAAATATTAAATACAGCAAAAGACTTGCAATCTATGTGGGATGTAGTCGTAAAGACTTATGATAAAAAAGGTAAAGGTATATCTGACGCTATATTAAATGCCAGGTTAGTTCGTATATTAAGAGAAGGTGATTACAACTACGATACAGGGGAAGTAAACCTATGGAATCCTACGTTTTAAGAACCAAAAGTGTGATATTTTGCAGTTGCACGTTATATTAAAGTAAAGTAATTTAGTTTTTTTTATGTCTGCTAGTGATTTACCATTTCTTAGTGATGAATTGCTAGATGCTTTAGATTCTATTTACCCTAGCAGACCACCAGAATTAGGTTGGACTGATAGAGAAGTATGGTATAAAACTGGTCAAAGATCAGTTGTAGAATTTCTAAAGAAACATCAAGAAAGGCAAAAGGAAACTATGTTAAATTCAACAGTATTAGAAGGTCAAGTCTAATGTGTATTTTTGGAGGCCCACCATCACCACCACCTTTGCCAGAACCAAGACCTACTCCTCCTATGCCAGAGGAAACTGCGGATGCTCCTGTTACTGGTAGGAAACGTACTGAACAAACAACACCTACAAAAAAGAAAACTGATGGGACTACTATTGGTACAAGAACTACAGGTGCAGCAGCGACAAGAAGAAGGTTAGGTACAAGTTCATTACGCATACCTTTATTAAATTCTGGATCTTCTAGTGGTAATTTGAATTATTAAAAATGGAAACATTACAAACAGCAGAAAGTTTATATAACACTCTGTCTTTAGATAGATCTGCATATGAACGTGATGGTGATGACTGTGCAAAGTTAACAATACCTAGTTTATTTAATAATAATTCTGCTAAGAAACAGAAAATAAAAACTCCAATGCAAGCGTTAGGTGCTGCTGGTACTAATAGCCTTGCTGCAAAAATGTTAATGGCTTTAATACCACCTAACACACCATTCTTTAAATTAATAATTGATGAATTAGAACTACAAAAAAGTGGTCAGACAGAAATAATGGCAGAGATAGATAAAGGTTTACGTGGTTTAGAAAATGCAGTAATGGCAGATATAGAAACTAGCAACGATAGAGTAGCTATGTTTGAAGCATTAAAGCATTTGATAGTAGTAGGTAATGTATTGCTTTACATAACAGAAGATGGACTAAAAGTTTATTATCTTGATCGCTACGTAGTACAAAGGGATGAAGTAGGAAATATTTTAACTGTTGTAACTAAAGAGTCTGTATCTACAAAAGCTTTAGATCCAGAATTTTATGAGCAAATAAAACAAAAAGAAAATTATACAGAATCTATGGACGGTACAGAAATAGATATTTATACAAGGTTAGAACGTGAAGGTGATAATCATGTATGGTATCAAGAATGTAAAGGAGAAAAAATACCTGGTACTGATGGTATCTCCCCTGTTGATGTGTCACCTTTTATAGTTTTGCGTTGGACTCAAACAGATACTAATTATGGTACGTCTTATGTAAATGAATACAAAGGTGATCTAATTACTTTAGAAGCTTTAACGCAAGCAATAGTAGAAGGTGCTGCGGCATCTGCACGTACAATATATTTTATAAATCCTAATGGTGTAACTTCTCCAAAAGCAGTTAGTCAAGCACCTAATGGTGCAGTACGTGAAGGACTTGCTACTGATGTATCTACACTACAAACTAATAAAGCTAATGATTTTGCTGTAGCTGAAAGGGTAAAGGCAACGTTAGAGAAAAGATTAGAAGATGCTTTCCTTATGACTAAGAGCATACAAAGGGATGCAGAACGTGTAACCAGTACAGAAATACAAATAATGAGTAATGCTTTAGAAGCTACGTTAGGTGGGATTTATTCTGTTTTAAGTTCTGAGTTTCAAATTAAATACTTACGTAGAAAACTACATCTACTTATAAGAAAAGGTAAAGCACCAAAACTACCTGATAAATTAGTAAGACCTAAAATAGTTACAGGTATAAATGGTCTTGGTAGGGATGCAGATAAAGCAAAACTAATAGAGTTTATAGGTACGATAGCTCAAGCATTAGGTGTAGATGTTATGAGAAGGTATATGAACATTGACGAAGCAATTATAAGGTTAGCCAATAGTGTTGGTATAGAGACTTTAAATTTGATAAAATCTAAAGAAGAGATAGCTCAAGAGTTACAAGCTGAACAGCAACAACAGCTTATAAAAGATCTAGCTCCTTCTGCTATACAGGGTCATAAATTATTAGATCCTAAGAATCAAGCTGAAGCACAACTATTACAAAATGAGGTAACACCTAATGCCAACCAGCAAGTCACCCAAGAGCAGTAAAAAAGAAGAGACTACAACAGAAGCTAAAGCTATAGTTAGTAGTCTTGGTGTAAACGATACACCCGAACCTACTAAACCTATTGAAAAAACTACAGCACATGGTAATACTATTACTATGAACTAAAAAATTATGAAAGCATCCTTACAATCAAACGAAACTCCTCCTATGTCACAAGAGGATCTACAAAAATTTGCTGACGATAATAAAAATGAAGATGGCAAAATCTTAGGCAAGTTTGATAGCGTTGAAGCTCTTGCTGCTAGTTATAAAGAACTAGAAGGTAAACTAGGTGACGTAGCAAAGACAAAAGAAGAACCTGCTACTGAAGATGTAATTGAATATCAAGAAGATGGTTCTGTTAATTATGAATTAGCAAAACAACAATACGGTGAAAAGTTAGGAGAACTATTTGAACAAAGTGACGTTGATCCTTTTGCTATAAATAAGTATTACCAGGAAAACAACGGTACTATTTCAGAAGAACATTACAAGCAGCTAGAATCTACTGGTTTACCTAGAAATCTTATTGATAGTTACTTAGCTGGTTTACAGCCACAAGAAGGTACAAAGCAACCTACTGCTGATCCTAGCTTTCCTGAGTATGAAGATATTGTAGGTATCGCAGGTGGTGAAGATAAGTACAAAGAAATGCTGCAATGGATGGATGGTAATGTTGATAAAGAAGAACTAACAGAATTTGATAAAATTGTAGATGCTGAAAAAAGAAACATTCCTAAAGTTACTCTTGCAGTACAAGAAATGTTTACCAGGTATAGAAATGCTATGGGTGTAGAACCTAGATTGATTGGAGGTAAAGGTTCTTCTACTCCCAATACAAGAGTATTTAAATCTAATCAAGAAGTTGTAGCTGCTATGCAAGATCCTAGATATAAAAAAGATATAGCTTATCAACATGAAGTACAAAGAAGATTAGCTGAAAGTAATGTTTTTGGTATCTCTGACTAATGGCTAAATCAGTAAGGCTACGCAAAGAACACAAGAGTAAAACTGGTGGCCTTACTAAAAAAGGTAGGGATAAAGTTAATAGGGAAACAGGTAGTAACCTTAAAGCACCAGTAACAGGCAAAGTTAAACGTGGCAGCAAAGCTGCTAAAAGACGTAAATCTTTTTGTGCCAGGATGTCAGGTGTTAAAGGTGCTACAAGTAAAGGCGGTAAGCTAACAAGAAAAGGACTAGCTCTTA